GATGAATAGGGACCCCCCAAGGGGGGTCCTTTCCGTCGTGCTTCAAATCGTCATGCCGGGTTACAGCTCATCGACCAAATCGAACTTGGAAGGGAGTCGAGTCGGAGTTTCATAGGCCGGTTGGTCAGTCGGAGTCGCCCATCCCGCATCAGTCTTGGTAGTAACACTTAGACGGTGGTTTTCTGCATTCAGCGCCACAGCACGATTAGACATAACGCGAAGCTCTTCTTTCAAGGAGGTTACCTGGGACTCTAAATCTGAGATCGTCTTGTCCTTGAACAAACATTGATCGATGACCTCCTCCAACTCAGATTGCTGAGTCTCGAGTTGCGCTTTAAGAGAGTCCATTTCGGGTTTCATCTCAGCGATAGCAGCGGATGACAATCGGCGCTCGAATCTAATGCGATTCATCTCCCTTTCCGTACGGATCCTGGTAACATCCATGGAGTCAAGACCGACTTTAGTCAGAAGATCACACTCAAACGGCTTAGCATTAACGCACACATGAGCCTCGAGATAAGAGAGGAGTTGAGTAGAGCCGGAACGTTCAAAATCTGATTGGCGCAAAAGCAGTTCCTTATTCTGACGTGTCAGCTCAGAGATGCGAGACAGCAGTTTGCTTGGAGTAGATGCGGCCTGAGAACTTGATTTGATCATCTCCGCGGAAGCCGAAAGCTTGGCCTTAAGCAACTGGATCTCGTCATTCAAACGCTGGATTTCCTCACTGGGCGCGGGAGTGGAGTGTGGAAGGGGAGCCAGCGAATAGCCACAGCGATCAACAGCTGATGGAGAGTATTGATTAATGAAACGATCAGCAGCACCACCGGGACAAGCGCCAACTAGGAGCAGACTAGGAGAGTCGCGCAGGTAGCCCAAACACCGTTTGACCATTCGCTGTTTACCTATTGACTTAAGGCGACCATCCATCAACATAGCACATTCAGAGACCCCATCCACAGTCCAACGCGCGAAAACCGGATCAAATCCTAAGCACACACGAATGTGACGAGGAGAAACCATCGAGTCCGAGCAATCATTATCAATCATCCACCGTATTGCTCTCGGAGTAAAGAATACGACACTGTGCTTGGTCGAGGTCAGCCTGGCGTATTCGCTGTTGTCGCCATTTCTCTGGTGCTCGGGGGCAAGAACAGACACATCACGAACGTCAAATGAAGCCACGGTAACTCCACTGACACTGAGCAGCAATAAATCCTTCTCCCAGGACAACGAGAACAAAGTTTGAGAATCTAGGGGGTCCTCTGGAGCACGTATCAGCAGACCAGTTTTCGAAGCACTGTCCCATTGACCATTAGTAGATGTGGGCACTGTCTCCCAATATTCACGTATGAAAGAACTGAGGCCGGGCGTGTCAGTTGAAAGATCAGCGACACCGTGAGTAAGAAATTTGCCACGTGCAGCATTGTATTCCTCCTCGTCGTATCTAGCTGGTGTTTCCGAAACAGTGATTGGAACAGGTCCAGTGACAACAACGTCGGACACCTGGGTCTGAGTTGAAGAGGGAGCATCCACGACGGTGGCTGACATTGATATATGTGTGACCAATTCTGGAATTGTTTCTGGGCTCAAGGACTTCTTCATGACATCTGACATATAGAGACGAATCCGATTAACGATTTCGGAAGGCTGATGTTCACGACGCAATAAGTATTTTTCAGGATGTTCGAGGTGAGCGAGAGACTCTCGATCGCTGAGTAGAGCAGCAGCAGAGTTTAGTGCAGCTTGATGATCAGCTAGCCAGTCATCCATTGGTGATAGGTGGCCAGAAGTCATAACCAAATCCCCACCTGAGACAAACTTGAAAAGAACGGATCGACGTTGAGTCGACATTGGAGTGGATGACGCCATAAATGAGGCGGATGCGGCACGAACAGTCGCAGCTGACTGAGAACTTGTAGAGATGGCAATTGGACGATCACCCCAGCTTAGTGACATGGCGAAGCACGCTAGTGGAAAAATAAGC